TGGTACTAGCGGTAACTTCCTGCAATCAAATGGGTCTACATGGATTAGTACAGCAGTCACGCCTAGTATTTCATTAGTTGTTTCAAGCAGAACATCTAATACAATATTAGGATCGTCTGATAACAGTACGTTGATTAATGTAACAAGTGGAACTTTCACACAGACAATATCTGCTGTTTCAGGTTTAGCTGCTGGTTGGTATTGTTATTATAGGAATACTGGCACTGGTGTAGTTACAATTGATCCTAATGGCTCTGAGCTTATTGGTGGTGTAACTACTGCTGCGTGTAATCCTGGTGATGTTTGGCTAATTCAATCTACCGGCACTGCATTTCTTCTTAGTCGTTTGGTTGGCAATAATTCTGTTGTTTATACGTCTGGCTCTAATACATTTACCGTACCTGCTGGCGTATATCGTATTTATGCTGAATGTTGGGGTGGTGGTGGTTCAGCATCACAAGCTCAAGGAGCAGGAGCTGGTGGATATGTAGCAGGTTGGATTAATACAACTCCTGGTAGTACGATAACTGGAGTAGTTGGAGCTGGTGGGGTAGTTGGTGTGCCACCTCCGTCAAGTCCTGGTGGTTCTGGAAATGACACTACATTCTCTACATTTACTGCTGGTGGTGGACAGTATGGTAGTGCAAACGCAACTGGTGGATCAGCATCTGGTGGAACTATTAATATAGTTGGTGGTAATGGTTCATCAATGTCGCCAAATGTTTATACTACCGCTTATGCAGTAGGTGGATCCGCACCGAGAGGCGGCTCTGGATTTTCTGGAATTACTGGTGGTAATGGTGCGATACCTGGCGGTGGTGCTGGATGTGGTGCTGGTAGTACAGGAGCCTTTACAGGCGGCAGAGGTCAAATTAATGTTTGGTGGGTATGATTATGTCAGACGTTAATCCTCAAGAATTTGGTGCATTGCAAGCAGATGTTAAGACATTAACAGCTGAGATTCATTTACTCCGCAAAGAGATGGCCGATGTAACGGCTATGCTTAATCAAGGCAAAGGTGGCATTTACATGATTGTATTTGCTGCTGGTGCTTTAGGTTCTGTTATTACCATGAGCGTTAAAAAACTATTTGGTGGATAAATGGATCCCATAACTATCGGCGCAGCGGTTGCTATCGCTAAGACTGCTGTAGCCGGAGTTAAAGAGCTAATATCATTAGGTCACGAAATTCAAGATTGCTATCACGATATAGCAACATTTTTCGATAAGCAAACAGAAGTTGAGCTTGCTGTCATCGAGCAAAAAAAGCACAAGCTAGAGGCCGTTAAAAACGGTTCTCCGCATCGTAGTGCTACCGCAGAGGCGTTAGAAGCCACATTCGCAAGTAGAGAGATGATCAGGCTAGAAAAAGAGCTTAAAGAGGCTCTAATCTACGGTAGCCAGGAATCAGGTCTATACGACGAGATGTGCCAGCGTCGAGATGCAATTATCCTAGAACGAAAACAAGAGATCGAAGATGCAGAGCGTGAAGAACGTATGCGTCTGGCTGCTATTCGTCGCAAGAAAGAACAAAGAATTCAGAATATTCAGGAGTGGCTAGCTGTAGTGCTAGGCGTATCTCTTAGTAGTTTCGTAATGTATGCGGTATGGTGGATGTTTAAAAACGGGGGTAAAGACTAATGATGACTCTAATTACTACGCTAATCTCTTTCTTGTCAGGTGGCTTGCCTAAGCTCTTGGACTTCTTTCAATCTAAGCAAGACCAAAAGCATGAGCTGGCATTGGCTCAATTGCAGATGACGCAGCAACTAGAGATGGCTAACAAGGGCTTTGAAGCTCAAGCGCACATTGAGGATATTAAGACTGAGCAGATTGGTATCCAGACGCAAGCAGATGAGCGTATAGCGTTGTATTCTCACGACATTGAGATAGGTAAAGGTGCATCGCAGTGGGTGATTAATGCTCGCGCTATGGTTCGTCCTACGATTACTTACGGTCTATTCTTGCTACTCGTTGCTATTGATATTGCTGGTGTCTGGTATGCCTGGACGCAAGACGCTCCGTTTAAGGAGATGATGGACTTAGTCTGGGATGACGACACGCAAACGATTTGGGCTTCTGTGATTAGTTTCTGGTTTGGTACACAGGCATTTAGTAAAAAATGAAAGTAAGCGACAAGGCACTTAAAACCATAATTCACCATGAGGGTGTTAGATATAAGCCATATCTTTGCCCTGCTGGTTTATGGACTGTCGGAGTTGGCCATGTTTTATATCCCAAACAGGGACTATTGCCAGTGGCCATGAGAGGCTCTATTGGGCTGCGTGTTGAGGACTTTAGACAATTTACGAAGGATGAGGTAGATGCGATTCTTAAAGCAGACTTGCAGCGTTTTGAGCGAGGCGTACTACGTTATTGTCCTGCTATTGCTACTCAAGGGCAGTTTGATGCACTTGTCTCTTTTAGCTTTAATGTAGGATTGGGAACATTACAAAGAAGCACATTGCGCCAAAAACACAACCGAGGTGACTTTGAGGGTGCTGGTAGTGAATTCATGAAATATACACGAGGCGGTGGTAAGGTTCTCAAGGGTTTAGTTAATCGTCGTAAAGATGAAAGATCAATGTATGGCTACTAAAAAAATACCTGCTGACTGTATGCCGATGTGCCAAAGCTGTTCATTTTTTGAACGTGAGAAAAATGAGGATGTTGGTATTTGTAGACGGTTTCCACCTAAGACAATCTATCTAGGTGACGATGAGTTTGATAGCTTTTTCCCTATTACTTCTGTTACCGAATGGTGCGGTGAATTTAAAAGGCAGGTGTCATAATGACTCACCCAGTAACAGATGAGGAGTTTATAGCGGCATGGAACTCATGCGGATCAGTCACTAAGGTAGCTGATATTCTAGGCATTAACCACAGATTGGTTAATCGCAAGCGTAGAGACATAGAAAAGCGGCAAGGCATCCAATTGCTTGCTACTGCTAAAAACAGCCCTGATTTCAATATAACTTTGCCAGCTAACGGCGTTAGAGTTAATGTTGGATTGGAATCAGGCGTTGTTATCGTTGGCTCAGACGCTCATTATTGGCCAGGAATTATCTCTACGGCTCACAGAGCCTTTGTAGTAGCTGTTAAAGAGCTAAACCCTAAGATGGTCATCATGAACGGTGACGCGTTTGACGGGGCTAATATCTCACGACATCCACGAACAGGATGGGAAGCCAGACCTAGCGTTAAACAGGAACTAGAGGCTTGCAGGGATCGTATCTGTGAGATCGAGGATGCTGCTGGTAATGCCAAACTGCATTGGACTTGGGGCAATCACGACATACGTTGGAATAGCCGATTATCCTCACAGGCGCCAGAGTTTGAGGGCATCCACGGCATGAACTTGACGGATCACTTTCCACGTTGGAAGTTCTCAACTTCGGTGATGATAAATGACCATACTCAGATCAAGCACAGGAATTACAACGGAGTTCACGCTGCTTATAATGCTGTTGTTAAGTCTGGCGTGTCTACAGTCAATGGTCATCTACACTCTCTTAAAGTCACTCCTTGGACTGATCTGACAGGTACTCGCTACGGTGTCGATACAGGCTCTCTAGCCGACGTATGGGGCGCTCAATTTGAGTACACAGAGGACGGTACTAGAAACCATCGAAGCGGCTTTGTGGTGCTGACATTCTACGAAGGCAAGTTACTGCCTCCGGAGATGTTAGAGGTCATTGATGAGGATAAAGGTCTTGTTTGTTTTCGGGGACAGGTAATCGCGGTTTAATCCAGCTCGACGTCCAATCTGCTTTGACAGGCATAAGTCTGGCCCTGCGTTTAGCTAAATGCAGGTCTTTCTTATCTAAATCTTGATTAAGTCTATTCCTAGCTAACTGCGCTCTCTCCTTTGATGTAAGAGGCGCAGGTCTAGCGGCATCGTTATAGTTGCCAATGCAAAACACAGGCACATAGACTTCTTTTATATCTTTCTGCTCTTTTATCCAGCTATCAATGTAGACGAGTTTAATCTTGCGTAAATGCTTGATATAGCCCTTCATCCACTTATTTGAGATAAAGAACTGCTTTTCTATCTCCGTGTATGTTGATGGTGTCTCAAGAATTTTAAGTAACTTAGCCATCCTTATTTCTGATGGCTTTGTGTTGTATTTCATCTCATTCATCTTTGACGAATACTCCGTTTGAATTTAAGAATCCTTTGCGGTCTTTAATTTCTGCATAGGCATATTGCAAGCAGTGAACGATAGAGATGTCTTTGATGGCGCAGTAGATTATCAGTGTGACCAGCACATCGCCGACACCATCTCTAATTTGCAATGGATCGTTTTTAATTTCAGCATCACATAGCTCACCTAACTCACTAACTGTTTTCATTAGCTGGTTGGCTGCTTTACCGTTTTTAATAATCCCGCGAGCTTCTGCCCATCTAACAACATCTAACTCTAGTGATGTCCATGTCATTTACATATCCTTTTCTTTGCATCTCTAAAGTTAGACTCAAACATCCAGCCTACGCACTGTTTATCAATATCGGGTGATGTTACTGACGCTACACCTTCAGTAAATCCGCGATGATATTCGTGTTGCATCCTGTTTATCACACCTAAGCCAATGCCAGGTATAGACGCAACAACCACAATTAAGATCATTCCCCAGCGCATAGCTGCCTAATCTTTTTAACATCAATACCAAAAGTCTCATGTACTCGCAGGATGATCTCTGCTGACGGGACTATCTTCTTATTGCGAATCTTTGACAGCGTAGAGATACCGATCTTCATGTGTAAAGCAATAGCACGATCATTTTTGAAACCGTGGTTTTTAATTAAGTAGTCAAGTAGTTCCATTTTTATCCTTTATAAGTAGTGCAGGGTCACCAGTTCGAGAATACATGAAGGAGAATCTGGCCCCTGCTGCCGGAGTTACTCGCCACTACCGGCTAGGCGTGCAAACTCTAAAAGGGTATCGAATCTAAACTATCATCCGTAAACTTTTCCTGCTTTACTGCTGGTTTTGCTTCCTTCAACTTAAATGAGCAGCTCATAAACTTGCCAGACTTACCTTCTTTTAGCCAGGCTGATACATAGACTGCGTTACCGTTTAAGTCTTTGCCATCGCCTGAGTAGTCAGGATGATTGTCTGATTGCTTTTGTTGATTCTTGAAAAGTGAGAAGCTGCCTGGTTTTGGATCGTATGCCATAAATTTACCTTTATCGTGTGGTGAACTTCTTAATTGCTGCGCGTTGCTTAGTTTCAAACAAAGACCAAAAAGCTGTTTTATGATCTGGGTCTAAATCTAATTCTTTAATCCAATCTACTGCACCTTCCAAGTCATCTTTTGCAAGCATTGAAAGAGCTGGCATTGCTGCATTTCGCAACATTTCTTGATCTTCAGGTGACATAGAATTAAATACATCTACTGTAATCGGTGTAGCTGATTTAGATTTAGCAGGTATAGTTTCTGTAGGCTCGCTAGAATCAATTGCATCGTGTTCTACTATCTCAAGTGCTGTGACGTATAAGTAACGGCGGCTATAGGTCTCTACTGCGCCTAGATTCTGTATTGGGTGGCAACCTTTGAGCTGCGCTTCTGCCATTGGGCTAGTAAAGGTAACGCAACCACCATTTTCAAAATCAATAATGCGTAATGTGGCAAGATCAGTATCAAACGATATTACAGGGCAAAGTTTTAACTCAAAGAAAATTGATTGTATAGCTGGCAGGAAGTCACCAAGCTCAAAGTATTTATATCCTGCAAACTTATTGTGGCCTGACTTCTTTAATTCTGTGTGCTGCAATTTGATACGTGCTTGTTGTAGCTTTTGATACACTAATTCTCTTTTTGTTTTTTCGTGGATAAACCATTGTTGCTGTTCTTCTTGCTCTTGTTGCTGGCGCATGATTATTTACCTTTATTTGAATTTTTTAGCGATGACAGTATTGAGTGTCCGAAGGTTCGATACAGTTTGAACTTCTTGAGCCTTAATCTGCTCCTTGCGTATTCTGTCAAAAGTTTTCTGTATATTTGTCTTACTAGAGTGAACATATTTAAACCTTGGGTCTAAGATTGATTTGGTGTCGTTCATTTCTCTCCTTATTGAATGTAAGAAACTAAAAGATACCCTGCAATCAATAAAACTGCAATCACTTTCGGATGTCTTGCAAGCCAATCGTCAGTAGCTAATAATTTCATTGTTGTTCTTCTTTCATTTTTAAAAAGTTAGCGGTTGTATAAGGTACGCCAATCGTTGTTGCTTTGCGTTGGACATCCCACAAGTGATTAATAAACTGTCCTATATTGGTAAACTTGGTTCCTAATTCTTCATTGATCTGATCCAGAGCTATTGCCATTCCTGCCTCAATTCCTTCAGAGTAAGTCACTTTTCATTCCTCCAAAAAACCATTTATCAAATTTTGCGTTATTGAATGATTCGCTTGCTTCTCTTGCTGCTACCCAAAGTGCGTCTGCTTCATCTTCTTGATACGCTGCCAGGCAAACTAATAGGTCATCTAGCTCTGTAATAAAGTTCATATTAGTAATTCCAAGGAATTGCGTTTGCTGTTTTTGCTGCTTGTTTTGCTTCTGGCTTTGTAGCGTATGCAGTTTCACTAACAACGTATTCGTTTGTAATTGCAGCACTACGCGACAAAATTAACATCCATTGTTTGTTGCGGCCTTTGTATATATGTGCGTACATTTCTTTCCTTTTCGTTGTTTGTTGGTATGACTGAACTATAGCGACATACGTTATTCGCTGCAAGAAATACTTTTCTATGAATATTTGTTCATTGATTGTTTCTATCGATGAACAAATATTCATAGAAAAGTATTTCTTGCAGCGACATACGTTATTCGCTGCAAGAAATACTTTTCTATGAATATTTGTTCATCGATAGAAACAATCAATGACACAATACTAGGAATAGCTGCATAATTAAATCCAGCAACAAACGGAGATTTTTATGAGTTTATGGCGCAAAAGGAGAATAAAAATGCAAGAATTAGCTAGATGTTCGGATTGTGGCTGGATTGGTGACGCAGAAGATGTAGAGATAGGAATTTGCGATATGGTGTTTGCTGATCCTGTTGATATTTGCCCTGAATGTGGAAATCCAGATTGCATAGCACCATACGAGAAGATTAAATAATGGACTTACCAAAAAAAGATAGTCGCAGATACCAGATTTGTGTGGCTTTTGCTAATTCTGGCACGATGACATTACATAGTGTAGTAGAGGAATACGGTCTATTCGGCTTTAAAGACAAGAAGCGGCTTTCATCTGAGATGAACTACTTATGCACTATTGGCTGTATTAAGAAGCTCAAAGAGGCTTATATGCCTACCTATGAGCTACGGTTAGCAGTGCAATCGTTTGATAAGCCTGGTCTGGTTAAGCCACGCGAAGCAGTCCCATTTCGGGAGCTGTCTGACAAGTTTATGTTGCCGAAGGTTAGCCCACGAGGTGATCCACTCAGGGAAATTTCATACATTGGTTTAGGAGCAAGCATTGCAGATCATGTCTACCGCTTCTAAAAAGCCGATTCCTGACTATGTTTTTAAACAAAAAGCGTGTCCAGGATGCAAGAGAACAAGATCAGAAAAGAACTTTGAAGGTGGTGATCTATGTAGGATTTGCGTACTTAGAAAAGTTCAGATATAGTTTATAAATCGTGTCGTACTTGGCGGTGCGATATGGAATGGCTAGGGTAGCTCCCGAAAAGACGATTCGTTACCGTCCTGCCAGTTCCTTCTACTGTAACGGCTACCAATAACGTGAGGTACAAATGAAACTTGTTCCAAAGAACTGGACTATTTTCCAGCATTACAAAGATCGCTGCCCACCTTGGGTAAAGCTGCATCGAGAATTACTAAATGATAAACAATTTATGTGCTTGCCTGTTGCTAGCAAAGCGCTAGCACCTTTACTTTGGCTGCTTGCAAGTGAGTCTAAAACAGGTGAGTTTGATGGATCTATAGAAGAACTTGTCTTTAGATTAAGATTCACTGCTAAGGAAGTTGAGTCTGGACTTAAACCATTGATTGATAAGGGATTTTTCCTGAGTGCTAGCGGAGTGCTAGCGGACTGCTTGCAAGGTGCTAGACCAGAGACAGAGGGAGAGAGAGAGGAGAGGGAGAGACAGAAGCAGTTAGCGCAAGATGTAAAACTTGGCTTTATTGAGTTTTGGAAATGTTATCCAAAAAAGATAGCAAAGCCAAATGCAGAAAAAGCATGGATGAAGATTGCTCCAGATGTTGATTTAACGAAAAGAATAATTCATGCTGTTTCTGAACAAAAACTTTTTGAGCGTGAAGAACAATTTATTCCTCATCCTGCGACTTGGCTTAATGCTAGACGTTGGGAAGATGATTTAACGGTAGGAAAATCTAACAATGGCTTGAAGTATTGGGAGAAGGGATACCAATCATGAAAGGCCATGTAGAACTACTCAAGCTGCGTATGCAGGGTTTAAAGCCAAGAGGCTTGTGGGTGTGTTACGGACATGATCCGCTAAAGGGCTGGAACACTTGGTCTAAGGCTGGAGACACATTGGCGTTTCCTGAAATTGAGATATTGCCGATAGAAAATATCAATCAACTAGACTTGCGGTTTGCTGTAGGCTTGACAGTACACATTGCAAGCAACGAAAACATTACAAAACTAAAGAAAATTCATAACGCTTTTGTTTCTGCAAAGGCTAAATCGGTTTTCGTATCCTCTAAAAAATGCTTAATCTTACCTTCAGGGAGCGTATTAGATGACTATGTTCCTGCGTGAAGATATTGATTTTTCAGCCTACTTACGGGCTACAGACCTAAAGCAAAACGTCAAGGACGTATCGACATGGGTTGATGAACTTACAGACAATCTTGAAAATCCTGTTATCGAAAAATCTACTCCGATGGAATGGGAGTGTACAAAGAACTTTGCGTTTAGACCTGGTGAGGTAACTGTTTGGGCAGGTTCCAATGGTGGCGGCAAGTCTTTGCTGACAGGCCAAATTGCACTAGGTTTAGTCAAGCGCGGCGAGAAAGTATGCGTTGCGAGCTTTGAGATGAAACCCAAAGTATCGATTAAACGGCTTATAAGGCAGTTTGCAGGCGAAAACGTCGAGCAGTTGGCATCCACACATGGACTACCCTACAAACGCGCCTTATATGACCGTTTTAAGGCTTTTGGTACTGGCAATATCTGGTTCTACGACCAACAGGGTACGGTAACAGCAGATCAGGTTATCTCGATGGCAAGATACTGCGCTGTTGAGTTAGGTGTAACGCATGTATTTATTGATAGCTTGATGAAGTGTGTTGCTGGTGAAGATGACTATAACGGTCAAAAGCGCTTTGTTGATGAGATTACTGCTTTGGCTAGAGATCACAATATCCATGTGCATCTTGTCCACCATATCCGCAAATTGCAGTCTGACGAGTTGATGCCAAACAAAAATGATCTTCGTGGTAGTAGCTCTATCACGGATCAGGTTGACAATGTGTTTATCGTCTGGCGCAATAAGAAAAAAGAGAACGAAGTCAATAAAGGTATGGAGACAGATATGTCTGCGCCTGACATGATTTTAATGAACGAAAAGCAGCGAAACGGAGAGTCTACTGAGTGGTATCACATGTGGTTTCACTTTGAAAGCAGCCAGTTTATTGAGAAATGGCAGGGCTTCCCGAGTGATTTTGACAATAAAGGACGGTTCAGAGGTGCATGAGTTTTTTGAAGAAGAACGACATAGGTGTGAAGTCAGGCAGGTTATCAAATGGCGAGTGCAAGACAGAAACAAAGCAATGGAGTACCTGCAAGCTGTAGCGAGTAAAAGAGGCCAGGATGCAGCGGATAGGTTAAGGAAAGATTCTGCTGAACAATGGGAGCGTAAGAATAGAGGATTAGAGGGAGATTGGAAATGACTGAAAAAGAAGTAATGCAGATGGCGTTGGATTTGGAAAAACTAGCAGATAGATTTAGTGAAGGCTGGCATGCTGGGATTCAAATTGACGCATCAGATGTTATGTTGCTTCTTGATTCCGCTGAAGCACTACGCGCAGCACTAGCGCAGCCTGAACAAGCAGAATGTGACGGCGGGCAGTGTGGTATTGGCGGGTATTGTAAGCAGTGTCCAAAGACGCAGCCTGAGCCGGAGCCGGTGGCGTGGACAGTTAGTGGTTTAATTACCGACTTTTCGCGAGATTTCAGTGCATACCAAACGAAAACATACACGCGACCACTCTACACTGCTCCACCACAGCGCGAATGGCAGGGGCTGACGAATGAGGAATACGAAGCAATGGTAGAACAGTACGTAACTAACTGCTATTTCGACACATTGAAATACGCGAAAGGCATTGAAGCCAAGCTAAAGGAGAAGAACACTTGAGAGCTGCTAGAGTTGACGTAAATCAAAAGCACATTGTCAATTGCTTACGTAAGGAAGGTTATACGGTACAGCACTTGCATAACGTCGGTGAAGGCTGCCCAGACATTTTAGTCGGCTACAAAGGATTAAATATCTTGATGGAGATCAAGGACGGTAGAAAGCCTGAGTCAGAACGAAAGCTCACAGCTCAACAAGTAATCTTTCATAAGATGTGGAAAGGACAAGTTGAGGTTGTCACTAGCCCAGAGCAAGCAATTCTGGCTGTCTTAGCGCATACCAATGGCAAATAACAAAAAGCCACGTAAGAAGCATATTCCTCGTAGAAACATTTTGCCAATGACCATTCGACATAATGCACAGAGTGAGCAGACATTGCAGTTAGTACCGCACACTGAGTTAATGAAGTTCCGTGAAGGTGTAGGCGACGAGATAGGCTGGAATACCATTACAGCTAGATTAAACGTCGGATTAGTGGCTGCATACCAGGCAGACTTTGATCCTGAGTATTACTTGCTAATGGATAGTTTAAAAGCAATTGTTAATGTGCGAGAGAGATTTTTAAATACTGGCCGGTGGGGATTATCTGGTGACGATCTTAAAAGCATTGGCGATGGATTAGTTACTGTTGATAACCTACAGCTATCAATAACAAGAAAGCAATTATCAAAAGCTATTGACTATGTATTTAAAAACGCAGGAGCTTTAGATGATGTTTCTAACTTATACGTGCAAATATGATAAATCCCAATGAGGCAATAGATTACATAATCAAGCATTCACAGGCTTATGCTAAAGCTAAAGCTCAAGTTACTTACTTGACTGAGTACCGCAAGACTAAGAAAGCTATTTGTTTCCAATCAAGCCCACGTACAACAATGGCAGAGAAAGAAGCCGATGCTTATGCTCATCCAGAGTACCAGGCTGTATTGGAAGGTCTTAGGGAGGCCGTAGAGGAGGCTGAGAGGCTTCGCTGGATGCTGATAGCAGCACAGGCTAGGGTAGATGTTTGGAGATCGTATGAAGCCTCTAATCGCAGCATAGATAAAAGGACAATGTAATGGATAAAAATGTACAGCAAGTTAGACAAAAGCTGGCAGATCGAGCTGAGTTCGGCATGATGAAATACGGTGTCAGCACAGAGCGTACAGACTTATCTGCAAAGCAATGGCTTATTCATGCACAAGAGGAAGCGATGGATTTAGCTGTCTACCTGCAAAGATTAATTGATGACATGAATGACTAAAGACGAAAAGAAATATTTGTCGAAACTGGTAGACATTGGCTGTATAATTTGCTATAGGAATGGCTATCCTCAGACACCGGCAGAAGTGCATCATGTTCGGGGATTGGGGTTAGGAATGGGGGTAAGAAGTGGGCATTACGACACTATCCCACTTTGCCCAAGCCACCACAGAGGTAATGATGGGTATCACGGCATGGGTCGCAAAGCCTTTGAACGGAAGTACCAGATAACCGAAATTGACTTACTTGTACAAGTTAAGGGGTTGCTAAATGAAAAAGACGAAAGCTGAAAAGAAGGTCAGTAAGGTAATGACTGAGTTTAAGGGTGGAACATTGCACTCAGGCAAAGGCGGCCCTGTAGTAAAGAATCCTAAGCAAGCTATCGCAATTGCATTATCAGAGGCAAAAATTGCCAAGAAAGGGAAGAAAAAATGAA